ATGGTGTTCCCGTTCAGCGCCGACGCCGATGGCGCGCACCGCTGCAATTACATCAGCAATGCCAGCCGCGAGGATGTCGTGGTGCTCCTTAAAGAACAACTGGCAAGATTTGAAGGTCAACCTGAAATCGAGGGGAGGGCTTAATGGGAGGCAGGAAAGCAATCGATCTAACCAATCAACGCTTTGGACGGTTGGTTGTTTTGCGCCGTGCTGACTGCGCCAACGGACATGCGCGATGGCGCTGTCAATGCGATTGCGGAGGGCAAAAAGTTGTCGAAATCTTACCGGGCTTTTCTCGAAGACATGGGCCGCAGACCAACACCGAAACATTCGATCGACCGTATCAACAACGACGGAGACTATGAACCGGGCAACTGCCGATGGGCGACCGCGACAGTGCAGCAAAATAATCGGCGCATTACGCTTGCGCGGTTCGAGGGAAGCCCGGATGTCACCGGGCACGCGTAAGCGCAGCCGGATTGAGCAACGGCAACTCCAACCAGGCGGGCTTCGCCGGCTGACGGCAGTCGCGGATGTCGCGGACCAGATTGCTGATGAGGTCGGCCTGCGTTTTGTTGCGCTCGGAAGCGTTGGCGGCGACTTCGCCGAGCACATAGGCGGCGAACCCGAGAAACCCAACATTGACCATTAGCAGCGCGATCGCCAATGGCGTCGACTTCATCGCATCCAGGGTGCTGGCGGCAACCTTTCCAACTTCCTCTGGAATACTCATCGGCTACGTCCCCGCGTCATCTTCCGGCGCATCCACGGCCTGCGGCATTTCCTCGCCCATGGGCTTCACCACTTTGTCAGGCTTGCCGTCATAGTTTTCATCGGGGATATTCTGGAACAGCAACGCCTCGCTCGCGCGGCGGCGCGTCAGTCCCGCCAGCACCTTGCCGCCGCCCTTGTTCCACTTGGCAAATTCCTTCGCCGCCCCGGCAAAGTCATTGGCGTTGACCTTCTTGAGCAGGGTGGACTTGCCCAGGTTGCCCTCGCCGCAGTTGTAGGCGAACGACACCAGCGCATCATACTGCCACGGCTCCAGCGGCACCTTGACCAACCTGCGCACGGCCGCCTCAAATCCCGCCATGTCGGAGAGGAACTCAGCATCGCATTCGACCTGGGACCACACGTCGCCGGAGTTGAACTTGCGGCCGTGGTGGTTGGTGTGGCCGTGACCGATGGTCAAAACGCCAGCTGGGCATTTGTACGCCTTAAACTTGCCCTCGTGCGGTTTGAGACAACCTTCAAAGTGCTTTATGAGGTTGGCACACGCGGCGGTGAGCTTGCGATCATCGTTCATTTCTTTGCCTCTTCAGCGCATGAACATCAGCAGCAGCAGCACGGCCAGGATCGGAAGCGTGCTGGCGGAAACGATCTGCGCCACCAGCAAACGGTCAATCGGGCGGCGATAGGTCATGACGACCCTCACAAGCTTGTGGAGAACGCGACATTGAGCGTGTCCCCGTTCACCACAGCCTTGTCGCCGGTCGAGAACGTCCCGGCCGACCACAGCACGCCGCCGGTGTCGTCCTTGGTGGCGACCGCGCCGGTGCCGAAGACCAGGAACGCGCCCTTCACGGTGCCGGTGCTGGTGATGGCGAACGACAGCGCCGCCGACAGCGCCTTGCCGCCCGCCGAGGCCGCCGACCACACCGCGGTCTTGCGGTTGCCGGTATAGGTTGGCGCGTTGGCGCTGCCAGCCTCAAGCCATCCGACGTGCGATGCCATCGTGTCGCCGGCCGCGACAGCCGTGTACGACACAGACGAGATCAGGCTCATGAACGGCCCGACCACGGTGTAAGCCGCGCCGGCAAAGGCGGTGTCCAGCATCAGGTTCTTGCCGACCGTGCAGACCACGTTCTCGATCGTGTCGCGCCACTTGAGTTGGCCGTCCGCGCCGATGCATTCCATCTCGTAGCGACCGTGCGCCTCGGCATATTCGCTGAGGCCAGAGCCGCGAATTACGGACGCGTCGTTGTATTCGCGCGCCTGCGCGCGTTCATCGGTCATGAGTTTCTCCTTTTGGAAGGTCGTTATGTGAGCGTCGGCAGCGGATCGATGTAGCAAGTGCCGGATGTCTTACCGATGCGCACGTTGATGTAGATGAAACCCTTCATCTGCGGCTGCGGCGAGGTCAGCGTGGTGACGAGCTTGAACGGCGACCAGCCGGCGCCCGAGCCGCCGCCGTTCCAAGTGCTGCCGTCCGAGGACACAGCAGCGGCAGCCGCCAGAGGATGCGATTTGCACGTGGTCTTGAAGCTGGCGATCGGCGAGCCCGAGCTGCCGAGGTACTGCACGTCCATCCAGATCTCGTCGTTGTTCGGCAACGATGCGGAATTCACCGTGCCGTGGACCGTGACGATGACATCGGCGCCCGTTGTCTCGGACCAGATGGCCAGCGGCAGCATGCGATAGGGCGTCAAGAACGCCGCCTGCGCATTGGTGACGATCTTGTCCGAGGTCGGCGTGGTGCCGTCGGTGGCGCCGCCGACGCGCGTGATCGAGGTCTCGGTAACTTGCGAGCCTGCGTACTCGTCCCGGGTGGCCTTGTAGTTGGTGGCCCCGCTGTCGCAGCGCACGGTGATGACGGGGGTCGCCGGATAACCACCCACGTTCGTAGTCCCGTAGCGGGTCATGCTGGCGTGAAATTTACAGTCCTCAAACACGACAGGAGCGGCAGACACCGGCTGGTTCGCGAACAACTGGCCGGAAAACGCCGAGAAGTCGATACCCCGACAAGTCATGCTAAGCGTCGGGCCGGAAGTATACGTCGTGAACAAAGAGGCCGGGAACGTCGCACCTTGGATAGCGGACGGTGTGTTGCGCCATTCCCAGCTCGCGCTTTGAAGCCGAATAGTTTGGCCGGTAGCTGCAAACTGCACCGTGCAATTATCCCACAAAACATGAGAGGGAGCGGCGCCGAGGGTCCCAATGGCTATCAATGCAGATGCATTGGTATTGACCAACGTGAATGCACAGTTCTTAAAAGAGAAAAAGGTCCCTTGCGAAGACACACCCCCGATTGTCAACTGGGTGCCGGATGAAGACCCATCGCCAGCCCTGAAATTTATCCCTTGGTAAAAACAACTCACGACCCCCGGAGTGTTGAGATTGATGGCAGTCCCGCCGGTTGTCGCAATCGACGCTCCGGTATTGTAATTCGCCTCGACCGGCGGCAGGGCCGCCGTACGATCCACGCAGATTGCGTAAGTGGGAGCGGCAGCCGTGGCAGGCCCCGACAAGTTCAAGGCCGTCGCCTGCGTCTCGGCGTGGTTGTCGGCGATCCAGAACTTGTGCCCGGCCGCGCCCCAGTTGGGGGCATAAGCGTTGGCAAGCCGTGCGTGCGGGGCGCCCCAGGCCGGGAAGTTGCCGACCGGACCGAGTGAGGTCCACACCGCCGTGGTGTCGGTCGTGGTGACACCAGCCGTATCACTGAACGACGGCTCGGAGGCACTCATCGCCCCCGCCGTCGTGCATATCTGGTAGCTGGCGCCGCTGCTGCGCTTGATGATCTGCCCGAGCACGGCGGGCGTGGCGGCTTTCACCTGTGCCCAGGTTGCCGTGCTGGCCAGATCGCCGTTGACGGCAGGCTGGCCGGTGCATTCCTGAAACGTAACTGTATTAGATACAGTTTTTGCGCCTCGAGTTAGCGTCCAAGCTGGTTCGCTTCCTGCACTTGTACCACCCACAATAACCACGAACACCCGCTCAGAATTGACCGCAGGTGCCGCCAACTGACGAATAATCTGACCGGCCGCATAGGCCGTGGACACAGCAAACTGCGTAGCCGCTGTATACTTAACCGAAGAAACATACCAAGTGGTGTCGACGAGGGCGATTGGAGTTACTCCTGCTGGAGTGCCATAATGCGCGACGGGACCAGTGGCTTGAGGCCGAGTTGCTGCGTAGAGGCTAGTGCGATGGCCAAGGGCTTATGCTCCCAACGCTGTACCCGAACTCAACCGCGAGCTCTTGACTGGCGGCACGCCGGAATTGACCTGTACTGGCGACAGCCCCGCGATCGTTGCATTGCGCATGACAGCACTCGCCAGCGTCGCGCTTGGACCGTCCGATGCCGACGCCGCTTCCACCACCGCCGCCGTCAAGATGCTTGGCGCGGTCACCGAAGCGGCGGCCAACTCGGCAGCGGCTGCCGCCTCGGCGAGCGCGACAGCGTAGCCAACTCCAGCGTTGACTGCGTCGGCTGCGATCACCGCCTCGACGACGGCTGCCGCGTAGGCAAGCCCGGCATTGACGGTGGCCGCCGCACTCGCCGCCTCGCGCATGATCTCGCCGAGGTAGGCATCGATATGATCACCGACCGAGGCCGGGTCATCGACCAGCGTGGCAAAGACCACGTTGCCGGTGCCCGGTGCGTCCAGCGCCGATGCAGCCTCGGCGAGCCCCGCCGCGATCGCCGCCCGCCGCCGCAGTTGGCTGACGCTACAGACGAGCATTAGGACGGCTGCTGCAAGCTTGGGTCCGGCGTGTACGCCCGGATCTCGCCGGTCGGTTGGAATTGACCTGCCGGCTTCTCTTGCGGCGGCTCCGCGTCATAGTCGACGCCCGTGGTGCCGGTATTCTCACCGTTGATCCATCTGTCGCTGCCGTGCAGCAGGATATCCGGGCGCTTGCCTAGCAGCTTCTCTGCCGGCGCCGGCAGCCCTTCCGGGTGTTCATCCGTCGGCGGCTGTCCTACCGGGTCGACGGGGATCAAGGTGAACTGTCCATCCTTGTCCTTGATCGGAATGCCGTTGTCGTTGCGCTCGTAGTCGATGAAGGCACGGCGGTTGGACTCGACGCCAGTATCGAGCATCACGCCGGTGAACAACTGAAACTCGGCCAGCTCGACCCAACTAATGTCATTGACATAAGCAGACGTCCCAGGGATGCCGAACGCCTGGCCGCTGGTGGGAATCGGGCCGGGGGCATAGCTCCCACTGGGTGGCGATGGGACCGGCTCGCCCATGAAATTGTCGCTGAACGTCCCGGAAAGGCTGTATATATTCTCGGTCAAGATGGTATTTGGCCCAAGACCGTCAGGTGCATCCCGATTGGGGCCCATGTTCTCCGGCCCCCGATAGTCCTTGTCGTCAATGGCGTACCACATCTGGCAGGAACTGCTGGCGAACGGATCTCCTATCGAAAGGCTCCCGCTCAGGTCGAACGACAACAGCAAATGGTGCCACTCATCTGGCGTTATCGACAGGTTCGTTTCCGGGTCTGACAGTATGGCAGTTCGAACATGGAAATACTCAGGGGGTCCGTATAATATCGTGGGCGAAGCGTCCTTGAGAGTAAGACTATAGCTGCGGGGAATCCCGGTAAAATTATAAAAGGCAGATGTTGCAACCCAACCCACCGCCGCATAAGCCCCATAAGTATCCATCTGCAAGTTGAATTCCAGGTCGAACGTCCCGTCGCTGTAGCACTCGAGCCCGATGTAAGACGGCCCGACGTCATATGGATCGCCCACAGTCTCCCAACCGTAAAAGGCTTCAAAATGATGAAACTCGCTAACCGGATTAACCAGGATATCGCCGTACAAATAACTGAAGTTCTGCTGCTGTTGCGACGTGCCGAACACGACCAGCGGGAGTCGGATCACAGGAGCAGTAGCGGGACCTCCTGGTCCTGTGTGCCCTAATGCCGCCAACACCGACTCCTTCGGCACCCTAAACCAAAACGAGATCACCGCCTTGCTGAAATTCGGAATGCCTTTCGGTATTTGCAGATAACTCATCCGAGCTTCTTGAGTTGAGGACGCCGGGCAGAAGGTGGCTCAGGTGGAGGCCCTGGAGGGGCACCGGCTTTGTCGCCGAACTCAACCGCAAGCCCGCCGCCCACCTCATCCCAATGCACATTGTAGATGCGCGTTAGCAAATCCTGAGAGTAAGCTCCAACCGGCATCAGATATCCGTGCGCAGGAACGGCAACGTCACCGACAGTCCCGATGGCGCAGCATTATCGGATTGCGTGACCCGGAGCGCATAGCGATCGCCCTCGGCAAAATCCACCAACGCCGGAATATTGAACGCGCCCGGTTGCCCGCCGTCGGTATCGATGGAGCTGCCGGCGACAAACGTGATGGTGCCGATCTCGACCCTGTTCTTCTCGATCGACAAAATGATGTTGGTGCCCGTGGCAATACCTACATCGAGATAGGCGTAGCAATGCGCATCCCCGCTCACCAACTGCATCGTGCGGGTGGCGATGCCCTGGAACAGCAGTTCATTCGGCACGCGCTGGATGCTGCCGGGCATAAAAATGATGGCGTCGAAGTTGATGTCGTAGAGAGGCATCCAGAATTGATAGAGCGGATTGCCGCTACCGTCGGCGGCATTCGGGTCGAAGACCGCTGGCAGCGCCGGGGTGTTATGATCGACCAGCACCTGGAACATGCCCAGGCCGCGGACCGAGATCAATTGTCCCCTGGTATACGGCGTGCTGTTGAGCCATTGCCCGATATAGGTAAGCGTTGCGATCGGCAGCGGGATGACCTGGGTCGTGCCATCCGTGAACAGGATCGTCATGCTGTTGGGCGAGGAGCTGATGCTGTCGATCTGCTTGCCTTCGTCCAGAGCCGCGTTGAGCTCCACGATCCGCTGATCGACATCGTAGAAATTGCCGTCGACCTGCGCGGCGCTGATCGGAGCCCCGGTTCCGGCACCCCAGGTGCCGGATGTAACGTAGACGACCGTCATACGGCTACCCTATGGTGTCCATAAAATCTTCGTCGACAAATGGTATGGTTTTGTTCTTTTCCAGGGTCTTGACATTGTCTGGGTTCGGCGGATTGCTAAAGATCATTTTGACTGGCCCCCTCTCGGTATCAAACCTGACCTTCTTCAACCTCTCGACATCGACATAGTTTTTCTTGTTGATGTTGCCCTTCTCATCCTTCTGATAAACCCGCTCGTTGTCGACCTGCCGCTTGGTTTCATGCTCTGGCGAATTGCTCGAATAGCTGGCGCTAAAGCTGTACTGGAGGTCGATGAGCCCGCCGCCCGAGCCGCCGATAGTGCAGATGCCTTTCGTGGCATCGTCCGCAGGCGGCAAGACGCGCGCCGGGCCGGGCCGGATGTTGGGCAACACTGCTGGTCGGACGACTACCTCAAAACCAGCCATCACACCGCCTCCAGGTCGTAGCCGCTTGAAATTTTGAGCTCAGTGACCTGCACGGCATAATCGCTGGAAAACTCGCGGGTCATGCTCTTGAGCTTGAAGGTCGCCTTGGTTTCCACCGCCTTGAGTGCGTTGCCGACCGAAGTGGATCGCGCCTGCACCGCTTTCTGCAATTGCGCGGCGTCCTCGTCGGTGATGTACGGCGTGATGATCGGCGGGACATTCCAGTGGGCGTGGGTGAAGATATAGTCACCTTGCACGGATGCGGGATTCTCGACCACCAATGGCTGGTCGATGACATCCTCGACCCGCAGCGCGGACGTGAAGTCGAGCCCGTCATCATTTGGATTGGCATTCGGCGGCTGGTAGCCGACCGAGGTATCGAACAGGACGATGCGGCCGGTGAACTGCTGATAATCGGCCCCGGTGTAATTGGTGCTGCAATAGGTCGGCGTCCCGCCCGCTGCCACTGCCGATCCGCCGCGGCCGATGGCGCAGCCGATGCGAAGCTCGCAGGCGATGCGGCCATCCGAACCATCCAGCGCGAGCGAATAACCAATGACCTTGCCGAGCGCCTCACCGACACGCGGCTCGACCAGAAACGCATTCTTGCGCAGCGTGATCTCGGGCATGCGCGCGAGCTTAGGGGCAAAGGCGATCTCCACCACCCTCGCTCTTTTCAGCAAGTGCGCGCGCGCCAATACGATCAGATGCTCGAGACTGCGATTGCCGCGCTCGGTCGCAATGTAGGAGCGCCGGCGCACATCGCCGATCGGCACATAGGCATCGGTGCCTTCTCCCAGCAGTTCGCTCAGGTTGACCGATTTGACGTCATCGATCCGCAATGCCTCACCATCTTCAGGGTCGGTCAGAACATGTTGCACATCGGCAATCAGCGAAAACGACACGCGATCCGTGCATGGCCGATTGGCTGAATAGCCCGCCACCAAGCTTACCGTCGTGTAATGCAACGGCAGCGCGGCGCCAACCGCCGTATAGCTGCGGCTCAACGCCGTGCTTGAACCAGATTCCCCCGGTATGCCGAACGCTGCCTGTACCTTGCCGATCGTCACAGAGCTCCGGTCGGAAGTCACGATCCTCGGGTAGGAAATATACGAGGGCGCGGTAATGAAACTCTCCGTCTCCGTTATCGTGGTGTGTGTGGTCGATGGACCAAACCACGACGTGTCGGGGAAGATG